TTAAATAATATAGGTAGTTATATTGCAGCAAAAGAGTACAAGGATAAAATAGAATTGCTCAAAAGTTGTGAGGTGGAATAATGAGTTTAACAACAAGTGAAGATGTCCTTGATTTTATAAATGGCTTTTATGAACATGACCGAGGTTGTGTTATATACGATACATTTATGAGAGGATACTGCTATTATTTTGCAGTTATATTAAAGGAACGTTTCGGAGGTACAATTTTATATGCATCATATGATGGGCATTTTATAATTGATATTGACGGTGAGCATTATGATGTAACAGGAAACGTTACAGGTAGGTTTATAGGATTGACTGAAGATTATTATGAAAAATCAATAATGGAAGGATGTGTCTGGAAATGTCAAAGGAAAGGATAATGGATAATGATGAAATGATTGAGGAACTGGAAAATATGATTGAAGGTGCATATATTTATTATCCAACGGCAAAGATTGCAGATGATAGGATTGAAGTAATGAATTATTGTATTAAACTACTTAAAAATGAGTCAAAGAAGAAAACAAAATGGGAAGATTTTAAAATCATCAATCCAATGATACTTAAAACAGGAGATAGTTTTTTTGTAGATGAAATTGATATAGAAAAGCATACTGCAACATTAAAATTATTTGTAGAAAGGGAGTAAGAATAATGGAGATATTAAAGGTTATCATAAAAAAAGGAGAGATGCCTGATAAGTGTATCAATTGTGATAAACTTGACCGTAAAAAAGAAACAACAGCAGGAGGTGCCTTTTGTCAGGTTTTAGGTAAGGTTATTGATGTATCAAGATGGATTGATGAGAGACCAATTGATTGCCCATTGCAAGAAGGATTTATGGAACATGCGGAAATGTGCTTACATGACCTTGAAAAGTATCTTAGGATAAATGCAAGCTATGAAATTTGGGAAGGTGCAGTAAAGATATTGAGAGGTAAGAAATATGAATAAAGCAAAGGTATTAGAAATTTTAAATGAACGGAGACAGTCCAATCTAAACATTATAGAAATCCTTGATAAAAAAGATTTTCCACATGGTGAAGGATATAAAAAAGTATCTGATAGTTATGCCGCTCTTGCACATGCTATTGATGCAATCAAACAAGTAGAAGAACAGAAAAAGTTTATCAATGAGATTTTATCATATACCAATTTATATGCAGATTTTCATGTTTGGTATCATATACATAATATAGTCAAACGACACAAGGAGGACATCCAGGACCTTTTAAAGCTGTAATATGATTGTATTACTATTATGTTTTAGGTCAGCACCCTGGCGTACAGGAGCAGCAAAATAGGATATATAAGAGGAAACATTGAATTATTAGTCATTTTATTGTATAATGGCAATATGTTTAATGTTTTTTTTATTGTATTGTAATAACAAATAATCATATTATCACTTATATTATCAAAAACATATTAAGGACAGGTCAATATCATGGTAAAGATAACAAGAAAACAGGCAAAATTTGCAGAATTGATGTTATCAGGAAAATCACAAGGAAAGGCATATGCTTTGGCATATAATCCTAAAAATCAGGAAGAAGGATTGATGAGAACCCACGGTTGTAATTTAATGAAAAATCCTAGGGTAGTTCAGAGGATGGATGAGCTTAGAAAAGCGGTTTTAGAGAGAAGTATAGCATCGATTGAAAAGATAGAAAAAGAGTTAGCATATATTGCATTTGATGACATAAGCAATTATTTATCTTTCAGGACAGAAAAGCAAGTAGTCGCCTGGGATAATGAGAACAAACCAGTCTTTGAATACAAACAAATAATAGAAATGAAAAACAGTGAAGATGTTGATACAAGAGCAGTATCAGAAATTTCTATGTCACCAGCAGGCGGCTTTAGATTCAAGCTAAGCAGTAAAGATGCAGCATTAGATAAATTAGCAAAGATTAAAGGAATGTATATAGAAAGAACAGAAAATTATAACCATAATGAAAACTTAAATATCGGTGTAGATTTACTTAACTATTCAGATGAAACTATTAAAAATGCTTATAGTGTTTTGTATAATAAAAAACATAATACAGTAAAGGACAAATGATGTTTAGAAAGAGGAAGTTAAAGTTTACAGTTAAGGATGTAGGCGAGACATTTGCAGAAAGAGCACCGAGGACAAAGGAACATTTAGCAGTCTATAGTGCAACGGTATTAAATACAAAATTACCTGAGTCCCCAGCAGCCTGTGCTACCCATCATTCGCCTCTTGATGCAATATGGGGTGCTTATGCAGAAGAGGATTTATTTGCAATATGGCATGCTATGAGAGGTAGCGGTAAGACATTTGATATTGCATTACTCGCCTGGCTAGAGAGTTTATTTAAGCCTCGATGCGGCACAACGATATTAGGAGGTTCATTAGAGCAATCAACAAAAGCTGTCGCCTATCTTGATGGATTATGGGCATTACCAAATGTACCTCATAAAATGTTGATAGGTCACGTTGCAGGGAGAGGATTAAAGTTAACAAATGGTAGTTGGATTCAAGCATTAGCCGCCTCGCCTAAATCAGTCAGGGGACCTCATCCTCAGAAGTTAAGATTAGATGAGGTTGATGAAATGGAGAAGAAAATATATGAGGCATCATTGGGACAGCCAAAGACGAACTGGGGAATAAGAGATAATATTGTAGTATCATCAACACTACACAATCCATTCGGAATGATGAGTGAGATTATTGATACACGAGATGAGATAGGAGCTAAGTTATATCAATGGTGCGTTGAAGAGGTTAGAGCTCCACGAGGATTTTGGACAGATGAGGAAATTGAAAGAAAGAGGAAACAGAACACAAAGGACACCTGGGAATCAGAGTACCTCCTTAAAAGGCCTTCTATTGGCGATACGGTGTACGATTATGAGTTAATTGAACAAGCATACCGTAGGGGTATAAATGATGTATATGACCCAAAAGTGATAACAACCGAGGCAGGAATAGATTGGGGACACGGAGTAACAATCATGCATATTATACAGGACAGGAAAGAGAAGTTTTGTATACCATTATCATTCAAATGGGAATTGACAGAATTAACTGAAAGATGTGAGGCAATAAGTGATATTTGTATCAAGTTTAAGGTGATAAGGATTTATTCCGATGTAGCACCGAAAGATTCAAATATTACCTTAAATAAAATTTTAAGAAATAACAGAGTTAGGACGAAAGTTATCCCGGTAGCATTCAACAAGTTTAAGACAATGGGAATTGAAGTAGTAAGGTTTATATTAGAATGGAAATTATTGAACATTACAGATAAGAAGTTTAAGAAGACGATGCAGGAATATCATTATAAGGATACAGAGTCAGAAGTAATTGTGAAGGAAGATGACCATTATCCTGATGCATTGACAGCATGGGCAGCATCAAAGAGTAAGATATTAGGATTGTTACAGGATAGTAAGAATGGAAAGAGGAGGTGAGGCATCATGTTTTTAAAACCTAATTCAGAGTTCCCTCCCAAGGCTTGGGAATATTGGATGTATAAATATGATGAGTATGCCGCATGGTATAGCGGAGAGCCTAATAATCTATTACAGTTTTATGTAAGGTCAGCAATGTTTCCTGAGGTTGAGAATGGGTTGTTTTGGGCAAGAGTAGAAAAAGAAGAAAGGTCAAACATTGTACATCTGCCGGCAGCAGGAGATGTTGCAAGTACATCAGCAAATCTATTGTTCTCAGAGTCTCCTAAATTTGGTTATGATGAAAAGGCAGCAGGGGGAGATAGGATAAAAATGTTCATAAAGGAAAATGGACTATTGAACATGTTATTAGAAGGTGCTGAAATATCTGCGGCATTATCAGGTTGTTTTTTGAAGCTTGATATTGAACCTGAATTAGTTAAAATCCCCATATTGAGCATAGTAACACCAATGCAATGTTTCCCAACATTTTGGAGAGGGAGATTGTGGGAGGTGTTATTTTATAGAGTAGTTAAATATGAACAAGGCGACGCAGTTGTCTGGCGGTTGTTTGAGAATCGTAAAAGAGAGAATGGAAACCTTGTCATTGAATATCAATTATACAAAGGCACTAAGGACAAAGTTGGGACAGTACAAGCAATAAATGCTATTGAAGAGACGAAAAATATCACCCTTGAGCCTGTATCATATGCAATGGAAGGATTAGGTTGTGTTTACATTCCGAACATGAGACCGAACCGACTGATGCCAAACTCAGCTTTAGGTATAAATGATTTTAGCGGTTGCATATCATTATTGGATAGCTTAGATTTTGCCTGGACCTCTTGGATGAGGGATATTGAATTAGGTATGGGTCAGTTATTAGTTGATGAGGATTTGTTAGAAAAAGATGTTGACTCAACTACTGGGGACACTACAAAATTCAATAAGTTTACAAAGGCATTTCTAACATTGAACATGGGACAATGGAGAATGGGTGGAGAGAATGTAAAACCTATCGAAATTGTCCAATTTGAACTGAGGGTAGCTGAACATGCCCAAACTTGTGATACCTTATTCAAAAACATAGTTACCCAATGTGGATATGCACCACAATCATTCGGTTACTCAGATGAAGGCGGAGTTGCTGAGTCAGGTAAAGCATTGAGAATAAGGGAAAGAAAATCACTATTGACAAGGGAGAAAAAGGCGAGGTATTGGACACCTTCATTAACTAGTCTATTTCAACAAATGCAACAAATGGATAAGTGTAGTAGTCTTAATACAGGAGCATCTGCTCCTCAGGAAGTTGAGATTGAATTGGAGGATAGCATCGTTGTTGATGCATCAGAAGTTAGTGAAACACTCAGAAATTTAGACCAAGCAAGAGCAGTCAGTATTTATACAAAAGTTAAAATGTTGCATCCTTATTGGGAAGAAGATGAGATAGTTAAAGAAGCTGATTTGATTGTAAAGGAACAAGGATTAACACCGTCGTCATTTGACGAGGTTGATGAATAAATAAAATAAAAGGAAAGGAGTTGAACATCATGCCATTTAAGACTTTAGTAGCAAACGATTTTTTGGATTCATTGTTTGACGGAGATGTATATGTAGTTCCGACGGATTGGGATGTATCATTGCATACTGCGGACCCTGGTGAAACAGGTGCAAGTGAAGTATCAGGTGGAACCTATGTAAGGCAGGAGCCATCATTTTCAGCTGCAGGTTCGAAGTCCAAAACAACTGATGCTGAGATTGAATTTACATTGATGCCTGCATGTACAATCACACATCTTGGTGTATGGGGATATTATACAGACACTTGGGTTTGGTTGTGGGGCGGAGAGTTGGGCTCATCGAAGGTTGTTGGAGCCGGGGATACAGTTAAAATCCCTGTCGGAGATTTGGATATTGACCTGACCTAAAAATAGGGCGGGGCAACTCGCCTTGTTTTTATCATGAAAAGGAGAGAGGTGATGATATGGGTTATCCGACAAGTAAGATAGCGGCGATTAGTGTTGCAGATGATGTAGACGAAGTGCTTGCGGCTCATGTAAATAATTTATATACTGAGTATAGAGCAATGTATGACGATGCTATTAGAAGTAGGATGATGACTAAATTAGATAATCAAATGGGAGACCCTTTTTCATTGAATAATGGTGTCCTTGCAATTTCAAGTGCAATAATAGTTCAACCTCCTGCGGGAGAAACTTGGTGTATTCAAGCTATTTCGGCTTCCAAGATATATACATTACAAGTTTATGATGGTGTATCAACGTTTGCTATAGCAGAATCTGTTCCTATAAATGAACCTGTAGTAGGTCCCTTTTATATTACAAATAGTCACTATATACGCCTTCTCAATACTGAAGCTGTGGCAGGGGCTTATTCTTATCAAGGCTTTAAGGTTGATGATAA